CTACTATTGATGGATGTAAACAACATAGAATTTGTGTTAGCAACAGATAATCAGGGCAATGATGTGGTATTAGTCATGGTAGACCACGCAAAATATGTAATGAATTACTGGCCCGACACTGTAGTAAATAACTATCTACAAGATTTTAGAATTACAAGTAAGTTAGATATCAATAAAATTATTAAAAAAATAGGGTAAAATATGAAAATATACGTCACTAAGAGAAATGGGACAAAAGAGCCATTAATGTTAGAAAAATGGCAAGCGCAAGTGGCAAAAATATGTGTAGGGATAGCAGATGTTAGCCCCTCAATGGTAGAGATTAAATCACAACTACACTTCTACGATGGAATTTCAACGAGACAAATCGATGAAATCACATTACGTGCAGTAGTAGACTTGATTGACGTAGAGAATAATCCAGATGTAGGACATACAAACTATCAATATGTAGCAGGTAAACAACGTCTATCAATGCTACGCAAAGATGTTTACGGTGATTACGAACCTCCCCGTCTTTATGAAATAGTAAAGACAAATGTAGCTACAGGTTTGTACACCCCAGAACTACTAGAATGGTATAGTGAAGATGACTGGAATAAGATGGATGACATGCTTGACCATTCTAAGGACGAGCAATACAGTTATGCCGCCATTGAACAATTGATTGAAAAATATCTTGTTCGTAATCGTTCAACAAAACAAACATATGAAACACCTCAAATTAGATACATGGTTGCAGCCGCTACAGTTTTTCATAGTGAAGAACCTAATAACGCCCGTATGCGTTATATTAAAGAATATTACAATGCAGCCAGTGATGGGTTGTTCACTCTTGCTACTCCTGTTCTCGCTGGTCTTGGGACTCCTACTAAACAGTTTAGTAGTTGCGTACTTATCCGCAGTGACGATGATTTGGACTCTATTTTTGCTAGCGGAGAAATGATGGCAAAGTATGCTAGCAAACGTGCTGGCATTGGTTTAGAGATTGGACGATTACGTCCGTTAGGTAGTCCCATTCGAGGCGGAGAGATTATGCACACAGGCATGATACCTTTCTTAAAGAAATGGTTTGGTGACTTAAGAAGTTGCAGTCAAGGAGGTATTCGTAATGCAAGTGCTACAGTATTTTATCCCATTTGGCATCATCAGTTTGATGATCTTATCGTACTTAAAAACAATCAAGGAACCGACGAAACACGTGTCAGGTTCATGGACTATGGGGTTGTTCTTAGTGCATTCTTCTGGAGAAGATTTAAAAACAAAGAACAAATAACATTCTTTGATCCCAACGAAGTTCCTGATCTTTACCAAGCATTCTATTCAAACACTGAATTATTTGAAGAACTCTATGTTAAATATGAAAAACGTAAAGACCTAAGAAAGAAAACAATGAGTGCTGAAGAAGTATTCAAGTCAGGCATTCTTAAAGAACGAACAGATACTGGACGTATCTATCTTGTATTCATCGATAATGTAATGAAACAAGGACCATTTGACCCTGAATATCATACAATTTACCAGAGTAATCTTTGCTGTGAAATACTTTTACCTACTAAATCCTTTAAACGTCTGGATGACAGCGATGGTCGTATCGCTCTTTGCACATTGGGCAGTATCAATTGGGGTGCGTTCCGTAACCCAGAAGACATGCGCCGTGCTTGTCGCATACTGCATCGTAGCCTCAATAACATTCTTGACTATCAAGACTTTCTTTCCATCCAGTCTAAACTATCCAACGATGAAATCAGACCTCTTGGAATTGGAATCACTAATCTTGCCTACTGGCACGCCAAACGAAGTCTTAAGTACGGAGAAAAAGATTCCTTGGCTGAAGTCAAGACGTGGATGGAACACTTATCCTTCTACTTAACTGAAGCAAGTGTAGAACTAGCACAAGAACGCGGTAGATGTGAACATAGCGACAAAACACGATATGGTCAAGGCATCTTCCCCTGGGAACTACGGGCTAAAGGTGTAAACGAATTAACTAACTTTGAACCAGAACTTAACTGGGAAGGTCTACGAGCTATGATGCGCAGTTATGGTGTCCGTAATGCTACACAAATGGCAGTTGCTCCTGTAGAATCTAGTAGTGTAGTTATCAACAGTACAAATGGTATTGAAATGCCAATGAGTTTAATTAGTGTTAAAGAAAGTAAAGCAGGAAGTTTTGTGCAAGTTGTTCCCGAATATCATAAGTTGAAAAACAAATATCAATTGATGTGGGATCAAAAAGATTGTGATGGTTATTTAAAGACAGCGGCAGTGATTGCAGCCTATGTGGATCAATCTATCTCAACTAACACATTTTACAACCCTGCACATTTCCCTGACAGAAAAGTCCCAACAACATTGATTGCCAAGAACTTAATGCAGGCACATATGTGGGGATTAAAAACTTTTTATTACAGCTTGATTAATAAAGCAGGTAGTAAGAGCCAAGATGAAACTGTATTAGATTTGCCAAGTGGCTTTAATGATATGGACGAAGAAGATTGCGAAGCATGTAAGCTATGATTTTAGACAAGTCGTACAGGTTACCTTATTACACTGAACTAATTAATCCCGAAGGTACTCTATCAATGGGTGTATTTGGTGATAGTTATGCAAGAAGTAGCCATGCTGGCATCGAACAATGGTGGAATTATTTGTTAGCAAAGAAGATAGGTGTAAAATCATATGACAACTATGGTTTTGGTGGAACTAGTTTCTACTACACTTTCAATACATTCTTAGAAAATCATAGCAAACACGATGTTGTTGTAATAGCAGTAACCGATTCCTCTAGATATCATAGTATTATTTCATTGTCTAGTTTAGGTACAAGAAAAATTATACCTACTCCTGGTTTACGTAATATTGATCATTACTGTAAAGATGATAAATTTAATAAGTATGAAAAAGAATTACTGACACAGATTAAACATTGGTACATGGTAAACAGCTTGGAATATGCAGAAGACATGCAAGAATTAATGATTGAAGAAATTATTAGATTGCGCCCTGACGCTATTATTATTCCTTGCTTTGGTAGTTCGTTTTCTAAAAAAAGACGCAAGCAACTGAAAATAACAGATTTACATAATCTTTATCAAATGACTTTACTACAAGGAAAATCCTTAGGAATAGATTTACATGAAAATAATTATGAAGAAAATCCAGAAACAATTTTCTGTCACTTTACTAAAGAAATGAATCAATATGTAGCAGATTTAATTTACACTAAATATGTATCTGGTGAATGGAATTGGGATATTCCCGAATTTATTTCACACAGTAACCCATTAAACTATTACTACACCCAAGCATGAAATCATCATTTGTTACCACCAGACTTTTAACGTGGTCTTATCCAGTAACTATCAATAGTGACGGTGATAAAACTTTTGCAATATTTGGGGACAGTTTTGGTTCAAGTGCTAATGATTCTATTTTTGACCAATGGTGGCCTACTAAGTTAGCTAAGAAGTTGGGTGTAAAGACATACACAAATTATTGTAGGGGTGCGACTAGTTTTTATTTTACATACAATAATTTTTTACAACACTATGCAAAAAATGATATTAATATTGTGTTGATTACTCAACCAAATAGATATTCAAAACTTACTAAATTGCCCTCACTGAGTAGGCCCGAGAATAATATTACAAATATTGGTTCTCTACATGAGATTAGAAAAAATAATATGAATATTTTAACTACTGAAGATCATAAAACGTTAGATTATTTAGAAGGTTGGTTTATGGCAACAGACGACCAATACATGTACGATATGCAAATGTTAATGGTTGAGCATATTATCAAACTAGATCCAAATGTTATTCTAATACCTTGCTTTTACGGTTCAATAACACCGGAAATGTATTCTCAACTTGGATTGTCAAGAAATAAAAATTTGTATGAAGTATTAAGAATGCAATATCAATCTCTTGGTAGCAATAAAAACATAAATATCGTTAGTGATTACATAGAAAAACCAGAATTCATAAGTTGCCACTTCACACCTGAATTCAATAACCAGGTAACTGATGTAGTTTTTGAAAGAATTACTACAGGTAAATGGAATTGGAATTTTACAGAAAATATTAAACACGAACATACACTGGAACATTATTATGAGCAAAGAACAATATAACTTAAACACAAAAACAGATTACTTAAATCGCAAGATGTTTCTTGACCCAGCCGGGCCCGTAACCATTCAACGCTTTGAAGAAGTAAAATACAAAAAGATTGCAGACTTTGAAACTACTGCACGTGGATTCTTTTGGGTGCCAGAAGAAATTTCATTAACTAAGGATGCTAATGATTTCAAGGATTCTAGTGATACAGTCAAACATATTTTTACTAGCAACTTATTAAGACAAACGGCATTGGATAGTTTACAAGGTCGAGCTCCTAGTCAAGTTTTTATGCCAGTAATATCATTACCTGAGCTAGAAGCATTGATTTACAACTGGACGTTCTTTGAAACAAACATTCATAGTCGCAGTTACAGTCATATTATTCGCAACATCTACAACGTACCCAAAGATGTATTCAATACTATTCACGATACAAAAGAAATTATTGATATGGCAAGTAGTGTAGGTAATTATTATGATGCACTGCACAAAGTCAATTGTCGTAAAGAGTTAGGTGAAAATGTTAATGAGAAAGAACACATCAAGGCAATTTACATGGCACTACATGCCAGTTACGCATTGGAAGCATTTAGATTTATGGTATCATTCGCTACAAGTTTAGCAATGGTTGAGAACAAAATCTTTATTGGTAATGGCAATATTATCAGTTTAATTCTCCAAGATGAACTTCTACATAAAGGCTGGACTGCTTACCTTATCAATCAAGTGGTTAAAGAAGATAGTCGTTTTGCACAAGTTAAAGAAGAATGTGAAAATGAAGTCTATCAGCTTTACATGGATGTAATACGTGAAGAAAAAGATTGGGCAGACTATTTGTTTAAATTTGGTCCTGTTATTGGACTGAATGCAACCGTGTTAAAAGATTTCGTTGATTACACTGCAGTGGGTGCATTAAAAGAAATTGGCATTAAATACAACAATACTGCGCCAAGAAGCACACCTATTCCGTGGTTCAACAAACATTCAGATACAAGCAAGAAACAATCTGCTCTTCAGGAAACTGAATCAACAAATTACGTTATTGGTGTTATGAGCGAAGCACTAGAATACGAAGAATTACCAAACATTTAAAGGAAAATAATAATGAAAGCAATCATATGGAGTAAATATCACTGTCCCTATTGTGACCAAGCAAAGGCACTATTAAAAAGTAAAGGTATACAATTTGAAGAACGTAAGATTGGAGATGGATACACCAAAGAAGAATTGCTAGAAGCAATCCCGTCAGCAAGAACAGTACCACAAATCATCTTAGATGGTGAATTAGTGGGTGGGTTTACAGAACTTAAACAAAAACTAGCCGAAGCGGCTTAAGGAAAACAATGCAAGTAGCAATCAAATCAAATACAGTGTATTCATTTAAATTAAACAGCGGAGAAGAACTTATCGCTAAAGTAATACAAGCAGGCGGTGAGTTTATTCAAATCGAAGAACCAGTATCTATCGCACCTAGTCCGCAGGGTATGGGATTAGTTCCAAGTATTTTTACCGCAGATCCGAAGGGTGAATTTAGACTAAATACTAGTAGCGTTTCAATCTATGCTGAAACAGAAGATGCAGTACGAATGAAATATTTGGAAGCAACAACTGGTATCAAAGTACCAGATAAGAAATTAATACTAGGATAAAATGGCTAAACTAAGTCGTGTAGGTGATACTAATCAAGAAGGCGGTGCAATCATTCGTGGTGCAGGTACTGTCTTTGCCAATGGAATACAAGTTGGTCTACACGTTAGTTCAATAACTCCACATGCCCCCTGGGCTAGAAAACCTCATCCTCCGCATAAGGCAGCAACTACTACTGATGGTAGCCCAACTGTATTTTGTGAAGGTAGTCCAGTTCTTAGAGTAGGATCAGGTAACACTTGCGGTCATAGTATTGTGCAAGGTAGTCCTGATGTATTTTGTCCATGAGTGATACAGGTAAACAAAGTCCCTTAGGTGTAAACGTATTAAGCTCTGTATTACAAAATACAGGTCTTAATATTAACCCTATTATGACTGATTTTGTAGGTAATAGTACGAGTAATACCTCTTACACTCTAGGTAGTATTGTTAGTATTACTTCATTGCGTCTTTTAACATATGCAATCAATGATGGTTACACTAGAGGTCAAGTAAATAGTACCACCTACAATAATTTAATATCGATTGGTTCTACAACTATTCCGGCATTAGGTAATAGTCCCCCGAGTACGTTTGATTGGACAGGAGCACCCGGTTGGGCAAGCAATTACACATACACTAATGCTGTAACACAATGGGGTTATGTAAGATTGTTTGCATTACAAGGTTACAACGAGTTTAACTACAATAGCGGTCTATCTGCTGATAGCGGAGCATACAAGGATTTCTTGTCAGGCTTTATGACTACATACAGTTTTATTCAATATTCTAATAACGCTATTCTTGCAGTTAACAATTCGCAAACGTTCCTAAACGGTACTTACAGTAACATGGACGATTTAATATCGGCTGATATTACTGGTGTTAGTGTTGCAACTACATTGTTTGGTCAAGATTTAATCACTAGTGGTAAAGCAATTAATTTAAGATCAATTGCTACATTTGGTTTACCTAGCAATCTATTAACTACATTACAGCAGAACAATGCACTAACTAAATCAGTTAGTCTTGCTATTATTGCTAGTGGTATTACTGTAGCAGAATTAGGTCAAATTCTAGGCAATATTGAAATAACAAACAAAGAGCAAGAACGTAAATTGTATGGAGCGTTTGGTATTATTGTAGGTCAAGACTTAAAAGATATTCTAGTATCATTGAATTGTAAGACACAAGGTCTAGAGTCATTAGCTGACTTGTTGAATCCATTAAAG